CTGCATTACCAGCTCGCTGGCGAGGTTGGGGTCGATGCTGCGGAGCGCCACCGAGATGAGCTTGGCCCGGTCGATGACTCCGGCAGTGTCGAGAGGCAGCACCAGGGTCGAGATAGCCTTCAATTTCTCCGTCACCAAGTCGGTCGACAGCTCGCGGATGTCGAACTTCAGCATCACATCGAAGTCCTGCACGTTCTCGGGCAACTGCGTCTGCGAGGCCGTGATGCGCATGATCTCCGCGGGGCCGACGTACTGCAGCGTGAGCGATAGGACTTGGCGGAAGGCCTCGGTCCAGCCGTGCAGCCAGTTGTTGATCAGGCGCTGCTGACGCATCTGGGTCACGGCAGGCGGCACCTTCTCGGTCGGGCGGCCGAAGTAGCGGTCGGTCTGCGCCATCACCGAGTCGATCAGGTTGAAGGCAACGCCGGGCTCGCGTGCCGGGGGCGCCAGGAAGCCAATCTCGCCGCGGCGCAGCACCGGCACCTGCACGGCCGGGCCGATCTTCAGGTTGCCGCCGCGGGTCTTCGGCACCTCGATGGGCGGCAGCGTGGCCAGAGAGGTGTAATCGAAGATCGAGTCGCGCTGGGCCTTCACCTCGGCCTGCCAGGTCGAGCAGATATCGGGCACGCCGCGGCTCTCGGTGATCTGGCGGTGAACGACTTCGGAGCGCCAGACGACAAAGGGGTATTGACCGTGCGAGTATTCCAGAGCTTCGAAGTAGCCCCACTTGTCGCCCACCTGAGGGCTGAAAACGGTGTAGAACACACCCGGGATACCGTCGGCATCGACGGCCTTCTGGTAGGCGTAGACCACCTCGATCAGGTTCTCGCGGTCGAGGATTGAGTTCTCGGCCAGGCCGACAGAGTAGGAGAAGTCCGAGTAGTCCGAGAAACGGCCCATCGTGTTGATTGCCTCCTGCGCCCACTCGCTGTCCCAGCCCTCGACCTCGACTTTGTTAAGCAACTGCGCCTCGGTCATGTAGAACCGGCGGAAGATCACCCGGGCAGACTGAATGTCGGTGGTCTCGGGTGGAAACACCAGCTCGTCCCAGGGCGCCAAGGCCGCGATCATCGGCTTGTTTGTAACCATCGTCGGCACCGGGAAGTCACACTCGCCCTCCTCGCGCAGCTCGCGGATGGCCTTGAGCGCACGGCGCTTCTTGAGATTCGGGAATGCGGCCAGCAGGAGCTCCGCGGACTGATCGTCGGCCTCGGGGTTGGCTATGAGGTTGGGCAGGTCGGCCAGCACCGAGCCCTCGGGCGACTGTGCGGCCAAGGCCATAATCTGGTCCATCGTCAGATACTGCTCCTTCTGCCCGAGCTCCTGCTGCCAGGTGACGTGCACGCCGGCCCAGCCGTAGGTCCAGAGGTACTGCGAGAGCAGCTCGACCTCGCGGGTCAAATCGTTGTACATCCGGGCGTTCATGGCCCAGTCCATCAGGTTGTGCGCGGTGACGGCCTGGTCGAGCTGGCTGACGTTGGTCGGCGAGACACGCAGCATCGAGCGCCAGAAGGAGGTGGAGCACAGGTCCACGAGGCCGTTGATCACCTCGTCGGCCAACGGAATGCGCGTGTCGGAGGCGCCGTCCCATGGGAAGGCCGGCTTGTTCCGATTGGCATCATTCCACTTCTTGCCGTCGTCGGTCTGGCCTTGCCACCTGCAGTACCGCACCTGCTCGACACGGTCCACCCGGGAGAACACGCCGTAGTCGGTGGCACTGCGCCGCAACTCCTCGGTCAGTGCCGGCACATTGGGCTCCTCGCCGACCCGGGCCATCACGTCTGTCGCTTGCTTGTAGGAATCTCCTTGCATAGTGCTTTGTGTTAGTATCCACCGCCGCCGCGGCTATCAAAGCCCCCGCGACCCACAAACGCAAGACCCGAGACCAACAGCATCCCCAAGCAGTCGATGGGATCCTTTGTCGCACCCTTCTGCCCGTCGCGGCCGGTGTGCTCGGAGAGAGCATAGATCAGGTTCGTGCAGTCGTTCACGATGTACAGCGATGGCTCGTTGATCGAGGTCAGCTCCTGCGTGGCATCGTAGGAGAGCTGGGAGTTGATCGCGGATGTCCGCTGGTCGACAGGCACGCCCGGGGCAGGCACGAAGGCCATGCCGTCGTCTGTGGGGTCGTCGGATTCGGCCAGGAGGTCGATCAGGGTCGTGCCGCCAGCCTCAGAGAGGGCCGGAGAACCGCCTGCCTTGGGGTCGATCAGGCGCATGATCGGCTCGCCGTAGTTCAAGTCGGACTCGATCTGGCGGAAGAGGCGACGGTACTCCGAGATCGAACGACCGGCTTCCAGGGTCTGGGCGGGGCCGGCCTTGCCGTCGGCCTTTTCGGATGGCAAGGCCCACTCGCCGTAGTTGGAGAAGTCCGGGAACTCCCTCACCACGATGCGCTTGCCGTCCTCGTAGACGAGGAGCCAGAGGGCGTACCAGTTACGGGCGCCGGCTGGGTCGCAGACCATGTACAGCGTGCCGCCGGGTGGCACGGACGAGGCAGGGATACAGTGGATCTCAGGCCGGAACCGAGCGAAAGCCTTGCCGATGTTGTCCGAGGCCCAGCCGTAGGCACGGGTCAGGATCTGGCCCATAGGCGAGGCCACGAGCTTCAGCTTCATCTCGTCGAACGGGTTGTACGGGTTGTCCTCCGAGAAAAAGAACACCGTGCGACGGTTGGTCGATGCCTGAACCATGGTGCGGGCAGCCTTGCCTAGGGGCCAAGTCGGGAGGCCCTGCTTGCCTTTCAGCAGCTCGGCGTCGTGGAAGGCCGTGATGGCCGAGCCGGCAGTGAACTCCTTGTAGACGCTGGCGACGCCTTCCAGTGGGGTCTGGGTGATCAGGAGCTTGCCGCGGCGGGTGATCAGGCGGTAGCGCAGCGTCTCCACCCAAGACTGCGGTACGAGCTCGTCGCACCAGATCAGGTCGGCCTCGCGGCCCTCGATCGTGTTCTCGCTCTGCGTGTAGTTCAGGAAGTCGCAGCGGGAGCCGTTGGGCAGGATGAACGAACCGTCGGTGAAGCCGTTCTTGCGGCTGTAGTTCAGGTAGTGGATCCGGCCCTTCTTGGTGGCTCGGAGGGCGACAGGCAGGTAGTTGTAGATGGCAGGCTGCTGGACGGTGACCGACGTGGCGTGCGAGGTGTGACAGCAGAGGACACTGGCGTTCTCCTTCTCAAGGAGCGTCTGAACCACGCGCCGGGCAGCCCACAGGGTCTTACCAGCACGGTTGCCGCCGGAGATCAGCAGCTCCTGGGTGGCTGCATATTCGGTGTTGGCCACCTCCCAGTGGTCCGGGATGAACCCGTAGGTGTATGGGTCAGCCTTCTCCAGTAGGACAAGCTGCGTGCGCTTCTGCTTCAGCTCCAGTGCCCGAGGGTGCGAGGCGTCGACCTTGGGGATGACAGGGTGCTGCGGCTGTTCGTTCCACCAGGCCGTGTTGCACTTCTCGTCGCAGAAGCGCTTCTGCTTAGGTCCGCTGTGCTGCTTGATGACTTCGAATGGCGCATTGCAGGTCATGCAGCGCGGTGCGGAGGCGGCGGCGGAGGCTGGCGAGTTCACGGCGGAGGATTGAGTTTTCGTAGGCAAGGTCGAGGGCGTCCCGGGCGGCGAGGGTGAGGGCGTCTAGTTCAAGCGTTTCTGGATATTTTTCGTTCTTGGAAACCCGTCGACTTTTAGCCGTCGCCGCGGTTCGTCGACCCCCTCCCCCGGGGGCCTGGGCGGCCTTGGTCTTGCCGCGGCGCCGGGCGGCGGGGGAGGGGTGGTTAAGGTCTGTTGTTAGCACTACTGTTAGCACTGGATGCTGTTAGCACCGAAAACAGCAGCAAACACTGGTGTTTTCGCGTGGTGTGAATCGAACCCTTGGTTAAGTTCAGAGGTTAGCACCATCCGGCAGTTGCTCGTCGTTCACGGGGGTCACATCGCGCTCCTTCAGGTCCTTCATCAGGTCCCGATGGTTCACCGAGGCGGTCATGGCGAGGTGAATGCTGGTAGGCTGGCCTTTGATAGTGGCCAGCTTATCTGTGAGCACAGCGACCGCTACGGGTAGGCTCCTATCATCTATGAATGTCATGGAGTCTTCTGCTAAACGCTTAGTGCCTTTCCATATTGCTACCTCCATGAACCCGGTAACATCCTTGCGCCAGTCTTCTTCATTCTCAGGGTAATCTGATGGCACTTTGACACCACGGATGTACTTGAACGCAGTGTGCTCACTCAGCCCAGTCTCCTTGGATATCTGAGCCAGTGGCTTGTTGTGCAGTATGCCTTCAACGATTGCGTCAGCCTTCTCCTGATCCAGCTTTGAGTTGAAGTGCTGGTTGGGTGGCGGCTTGGCGTAGCCAACTTCCTCCGCCGCCTTGATGACCTTCTCCTTGAACTTCTTGTCCAGCTTTGGGTCGTCCCGAAGAGCAGCAGACACTGCGTCCCTATGTGTTCCCGCTTTGACAGCAACATCATTTAGCGACGCCCTTGTCTTCTTACCCGGCATAAGGCGCAAAGCTGTAGGGGAACTCTCCCCAGTGGTTGAGCTGCTTCTTCGGCATCATCGAGTAGTGCGGCACGTCGCACAGGCTCATCCTGAGGGCCGCAGCGAAGTCCTCGGAGAGATACTCAAGCTGCCCGGGCATGGTGTCGATGGCCAGCGGCATCCACAGCGTCGGGAACTGCGAAACGCGCACGTCCTTGCACCAGTCGATTCTATAGGGGGGTGCTGTATCCACCCTCCCGAGCTTTTCTAGCGTCTCCAAGAGGCGTTTACGGGGGATTGCGAGGCATCCTGACGCGAACATCTGAATGGGCACGAGCTCCGAGGCCGACTCGGCGTTGGCCGTCTGGAACTTCAGGGCCTGCAGGTGGTCTGCCTTGGGTCTGAGGGCCGGCCTGGGTGGCAGTGTGCGGCAGGGGTAGGGAATGCAGACGGTTGCCTGGTGCTGATGGGCGAGCTCTGCCATGCGGATGATGTCGGCTGCGGCGAACTCGATGTCGTGATCGATCTGGACCCAGACGTCTTTGCCGCTGTCGATGAACCACTTGGTTGCCCGGCAACGGCTGCGGCTGATGAGCGCATCCTCGCGGATGGTGCGTAGGTCTGTCTGGCGGTCGCTACGGGCGAAGGTAGCTGTCAGGTCGACCCAGGACATCAGGCAAGCCGCGGAGACGCCTCCGTAGGCATACAGGCTGACGTGGATTGAGGGCCTGGTGCCTGCCTTGGTCTCCTCTTGGACGACTGACTTGGGTGTGGGTGCGTACAGGAATGGGTCTTCCATCTGTGGGGATTGTTGGCTGGTTGTGGTGCTCATTGCAACTCTTCGGGCGGGAGGTTGTTTTCTTGGCGTGCCTTGGCGAGCGACAGCTCGTGGCCTTTTGAGATCATGTAGACGATGGAACCGCGGGGGACTTTGCAGGCGTTGGCCACGCTATCGAGGGCCATGCCCATGCAGCGTAACTCGTAGGCGCGGATCATTGCTTCCGGTGTGTGTCTAGTGGCGTGCGATTCGGAATCATTGAGCAGCATTGGATCCGGGCTGCCGTCTGCGTTGAACTTCTGGTTCTTCGGGTATGATATCCATCCGGCCTTGACCGCTCTTGATATCAACTGCGGAGCTTCTGATAGAAGGCGTAGCTTTTCGTTATATGTAGAACTCATTGTGTTATATTAGAAACTGGGTGATGGATCCGAGAATCTGCAGAACTTTCCTTCGTACCATAGAGAAACAAGGCCGCATTCACCGTCGCGCTGTTTGGCTATGATGATGGCAGCTTCGCCTGATGGAACCTTTCTGTCACGATCCAATAGCATTACGAGGTCTGCGTCACGCTCGATCTGGCCCGAGTCTGCTAGGTCTGTGAGTCTTGGCTGACGTCCTTTGTCCTTTTCGGACTCACGGTTGAGCTGTGCTAGGCAAAGCATGGCTGTGTTCGTCTGGACTGCGATGTCCTTGAGCTTGCCGGAGACCTCGGCCACCTCGTAGGTACGCTTCTCCGAGCGGTCGGCTGCCTTTACCTTTTGCAAATAGTCTATGATGACTAATTGCACTTTGTGTTTGCGTACAGCCCTACGGATGTTTGCTGTAATACTAGAGATGCTTTGAGTGCTGGATCCATCTAGGAACCATAGGGGGCTGTTTGCAATCTTGCCCGAGGCGTTGCTCATGGCACGCATATCGCCTTCTGTCAGGTCTCCGCTCTTAAGGTTCTGCATCGGCACGCTGCCGATGGTCGACACGGTGCGGCGAAAGATGGCTTCTTTGGACATCTCAAGGCTGATGAATAGGGTCGGCACCTTGGATGTGATGGCTGCGTGCTCGGCTATGGCGATGGCGATGGCTGTCTTCCCGATGGATGGCCGGGCTGCAATGATGGCCATCTCGCGGAGCTGCAGGCCGTCGGTTTTCTTGTCGAGATGGAAGAAGCCGGTAGGGATGCCCGAGAGCTGGCCTTTACGGGAAAACCTCTCCTGCATCTGGTCGATGAATGACCCGGCAACCTGTTTGCTGGTTGTGAGCGTCTCACGGGAGGCCTCAATGCTGAGCCCTGCTTCGGCATTGGAGACGATTTGATCGACGCCGAGGGTCAGGACAGCAGACTCCCGTATCAAACGGTCTCCAGCGTCTCGTAGCTGGCGTCTGTGGGCGGCTTCGGCAATGCCCTTGGTGTAGTAGGGTAGGTTGGCCGGGCTGGGACAGGCTTCCATGGCCTTGTTCCAGGTTTCGAATGGGATGGGGAGCTGGCCGTAGGTTTTCTTCCATTCCTTGGCGAGCTCCTGGGCGCCCGGGTGTTGGTTGGCCTGCAAGAGGCTTCGAAGGCAGTCGAAGGTCAGCCGGAGGTCGTCACGTTGGATCCAGTCGCTCCTGATCTCCGACAAGGCATCGGCCGCGGTGTCGATGGTTCCGGTAAGACAGGCTCCGATCAGGCCGTACTCGTCAGTCTCCGGGTAATACGGGTCGTTCATAGGCTGTCTCTCCAGTCGATCTGGCGTTTGCCATCTTGTTGAATAGCTGCTGGCTGAATATTCTCGTCTCGTCTTTGCTTCCATCCGGAAAGCGCTGATTTCCAACACTTCATGTGGTTTTTACCAACCATCCAACCTTTTGATTCGTAGTAGTTGATGAACTTGCTGGCCTCGTTCAAAGGCAATCCGATTTCAATGCATCGAGTCTCTACGTCTTGCAATGAAGGCTTCTCAAAACGGTGGCGTGGCGACTTCGGAGCCTCTTTCTCTCCTTTCTTTTCTATCTCCTCTTCTCTATCGGTTACCCCATGGGTTACCTGTGGGTTAACCTGATCCGGATCTGGGTTAACCGCCGGGTAACCCGTGGGTAACCCATGGGTTACCTGTGGGTTACCTCTGGGTTTTTTGGGGCGGCCTCCTTTGCCTCCGTTAGACCAGGAAGCGATCAACCCAGCATTCACCTCGTCCCACTGATGAGCGATTACATCCTGGTTATCCTGTCGACAAAATGTCTGCATCATGGCTCCCCAGAACTGCTGTGCGTCTCCAGTCCATTTGCAAACCGCAGCCAATATCTCTGGGTTCCAATCTTGGAATCGGTTTGTCTTACGAGTCTGGCAATGTGACCACAAACGTATGACATACGTCGGTGCTGCCTCTGTATCCAATAAGCGGATCAATAGGCGTGTTTTCCAATGGTCTAGGAAGTCTGGTTCAATGATCATGTATCAAACAGAAAACCCCACCCAGACCGCGGTGAGAACTCCCGCACAAGCGACGGGACGTGACACGGTAAGGGTGGGGAAAAGTTGGTTGGACATGGCTTGTGGTTATAGTGTCAGTGCTCACTTCTCACGGCTCGCGCTGACGTGCTGTTGCCTATCGCACAGGCTTCGCCTTGTCCAGCCTGTCATATTCCTGAGCCTCACTGAGCGCAATCTCGTGCTGCTCCTGCGTCGGCTCGTCGGTGCCGCATAGGATGCCTAGGCGCTCGTGGTAGCGGTAGGCTGCCTCCTCGGACAGGTTGTCTGGTGTTGGAGTCATTGCGATGTTCCTAGGTGCCCTCCGGTGCATCCATGACCCAGACGATGTCTGCGATGCGGACGTCAATGCCGCGTTTTGCAGGATAGGCCAATCCATTTGATTTCGGTTGATCCAACCATTCAGCAATATCCAGATGTATCCATTCACTGTTGATAATTTCTGCTCCAGCAAACTTTATTACGTCACCTGTTCTTAGTCTTACAGCGTAATCGAAAGAGCAATCGACGCACGCCTTTGCAAGCGCATTGCTTCCGACAACCATCCGTATCAGTTTTTCTCGCTCTTCCAATTCCATCATTGAGTGCTGCAACAACGGATTTTCAATTTCAGTGTTATCGTTCATAGTTTCAATAGGTAGGAATCAAAACATCAGCCACCTGCTGCGTGAGCTTCACGTCCTGCAGGCAGTAGTCGATAGCTGCCTGGCGGTTGGTCTGCCATAGCTCCGAGAACATGGCGCCGTTGCCGGCCTTCTCTCCGAGCCCGAGGTGCCTGCTGATGGCTGCTAGGCTGCCGTGAGCCCGGTTGTCTCCGAGCTGCCATACCTCGCGCAGGTCGACCACCAGGTCGTTCCAGTAGCGTCCCTGGCGCAGCCAATAGGGGATCTGGATACGGTGCTTCCACGAGCGTTTCACGAGGAACGGCAGGTCGAATGGTTTGACGTTGAACCCTACGAGCCTCGGGGTGCGTTCGAAGTCGGTCAGGAGCTTCCACCATTGCCGTAGCATAGCGGCCTCGCCGTCGGCGTCGGAGCACAGCACCGATGGCTCCTCACGCTCGATGCGGTAGCCGATACAGAGGATCTGCCCCGAGATGGCGTCGAGGGCTGCATTGCGGATATAGTCGCTGACGTGGTTCTCCTCGGCCTGCCGGATACGCTCAGCGATCAGGTCGGGGTTCTTGATGTTGCCGAGCTTTACGTCTGCCGGATTGAAGGGCGGGATGTGGAGCTCGTTGAGCGGGAGCGGACCCGTCTCGATGTCGAATATGATTGTGGGGTTAGATGGCATAACTTGGACTGGAAGGTAATGGTAAAAGTGGTGCGCGTTGTTCTGCGAGTCGCGCCCCTCGCCGTTCCCATGAGCCCCCGGACCCACTCAGGCCCGGGGAAGATGATCAGATGAAGCCCTGGCAGTGCGGACACTTGTTCCGGTGCTTGGGTCGCTTTTTGAGTGGCGGAACGCCCAGCCACTCGCAGATCTGGTGGTAGCTCTTGTGTCCGAAGGACCAGACGGCGCCCGGGAAAAGGTGCCCGGAGTGGTAGAGCTCCAGCGCCTTCTCCTTGGAGTCGACGGCCAGGGCCTCCAGCACGCGGTCGGTGCGTGCTGAGAACGGAAAGCCCCAGCGTGCCTGGATGGCCTCGTGCGCCTTTGCGGCGTAGACGATCTGCGAGACGCGCTGCTTGCTGACCTTCAAGGTGTCGGCAATCTGCTGCAGCGTCCGGCCCTCGGCACGCATCAGGATGACCGGAGGCACCATGTCGGCCAGCCGGGTGCGCTTGCGCTCAGAAGGGGATGTCGTCATCGGCGGTGATCTCCTTTGATGCCTTGATGTCTTCCAGCCGGGCGTTGATGGCGGCAATGAGGCGCTTGTCCTCTGCCGTGATGTCCTTGCTGGCCATTGCCTTCGGCATCCAGACCTCGGCCAGACCGTTGACCGCGGACTCCGACAGGTCGGAGATGGGCGTGCCCCTGAACTTGCCGACGTGCACCTTAGTGGCTGCCAGCTCGGACTTGGTCAGCACCAGTTCGCCCTGCTCATCCCGCGGAGGCCGGTCCTTGATACGCACCCACTTGCCGCTGGGCTTCAGCTCGCCGTGCTCCGGGGGCATGATGAGCTTGATGTTGGCGTAGGTCTTGGTGCCGTCCTGGGACTGCTCGTGCGCAATCACCAGGGTGGCCGACTTGCCGATGAGGCTCTCGATGTCGAGGGCCTTGTTCTCTTGGGGCGTGAGCGCCCGTCCGAACCAGTCCTTGAGGAACTTGGTCAGTGCCGCCTTCTCGTGCAGGCTGGGCACCATGGGCTTGGTGAACACCACCCAGGGCTGCACCGGATCCCTCGACTGATCGACGAGGTCGATCTCAAAGGCGAACTTGAACTTCTTCTTCACACCGTACTCGGTCTCGTACTCCTTCAATGGGGTCACGTCCACGCACACAGCCTTGCCGGTGTACTTCGGGCACGGTGCGTATTCCTTCTTACCGCCTGATGCACTGATGATCATGTTTATGTCTTACTTGTGTTGTTGTTGTTGTGTTATTTCGAGGCCTTCTCGACCTCGGAAAGTTGTTCTGCCATGCGTGCGTAGTTGGCCCAGTAGTCCGGGAAGGCGTCACGCAGCTTCTTGAGGTTGCTGGGATCCGCGGCCAGTGCCGCGGTGCCCAGGGCCCGGACAAACGAGCCGCCATATTCCTGCATCGTCTTAGCCACGTCCCTATCGGTCACGGTGGTCATTTGCCTGCCTTCTTCCTGCGGTTCCATGGCGAGATCATTGGCAGCTTGAGCGCCTTGCAGGCCCGGACAATCTCTCCGACGTGACCCTTCTTGAGCACATAGGGGTCGCCGCTTTGCTTCTGTAGGTTGTCTGCTTTCATTTTTTGCGGTGGTTGGGGCATGGGACGTTGTTTCTGATGTACCACAGCACACTCGGTGCGATGTTGTACTTGGCTGCTAGTTCGGCATAGGTGATCGAGCTGTGCTCCTTGAGGATCATTTCCTTGATGCGATCCGGGACTTTGCGCCAGCGGCGTTCGCCGGACTTCACCGGAGGGAGGATGGGTTTCATGTCTTCTCAGTGAGCGATCTCAGGTACCTGTTCCGCTCCTTCGGTTTGACGTTGATGAGGTATTGGATGGCCAGGAAGGCATTGATGCTAGCGGTGTGCTCCCAGTTCTCCTTGTCCCAGTAATCCGCTTTGCATCCAGATGTGACGACGACTTCGCCGGTTCGCTTGTGCTTGAACACGAATGCGACAGGGTCGATGGGGTTGTTCACGGCTTCCTCACCTTCACCTTGTTCCATTGCTCAATCTCACCATGCCAGCCTAGGAAGGCGGCAGCAGCGCACAGCATATCGCCAGCACGTTCCAATCTGTTGATGCGTTCGTTCTCCTTCTCTAGTTCGACGATCCGCTCCATGTAATGCTTCCGCTCGCCTTCGAGCTTGTCCCACAGAGCGCGGAGACGGTTTTCGAGTTGGGTGACATCGGATTGAAGCTCTCGGATCTTTGTGGCCTGTGCGTCGGCAAACCATTGCTCCTTCATAATCCGAAGCACTTCTTTGGCTGCATCAGTAGCGGGTATGGATTCGTTGACCGTGAATCCACCATCCAGATCGACCCGCATGATCTGCGTCGTTGGGTTGGATATCGGGTGGCTGTTGGTTGAAAAGTAGATTGGTTCGCTCATTTGCACTCCTTCCATTTGAATTGAGTCGGACCTCCGCCAGCGCATCTAACCCACTCGGCGTGTCCTGCTTTGACTGCTGCTTCCTGATCTATGTGCCGCGTCATTGAACCGCCCACCATGAATCCAATTACAAACACCACTGAGAGTATCATGCCGTTCGTCAGTGCGTCTGAGTAGAATGCGATTACGTTTCTCACGGCTTCACCTCCTTCTTTCTGCATTTATGGAAGAACGGGAACATGAATCGACCAATCCATCCTATCAGTTCTCCGCACTTCTGGCAGCAATAGCTTGGATACTTCATGGCAACGGCCCTCCATTCTCCCACAACAGCAGATCCGCTCGGAGAGCGTCGTTCTCCTGCTCTAGTTGGGCGATGCGCATATGCTGCTCCGCTAGTCGCTCCGCTGCTTCAGCGACTGCCGCGTTGGCCGCGCCATCGTCGGATTGAATATCCTGAGACAATATCCGCATGGCTGCGATTAGTGTTTCGGTTGATGTTCTCACGGCTTGGCCTCCTTGGCATACATTTCACGCAGCGACTTAATCGCTTCATTTTGCCGTTTGTTCTTCTCTTTCAACTGATAGTTCTCTTCCTCAATCTCGGAGATATATTCCTCCTGAAGT